TAATCGTGCGACGTGTACGGTCTTTACGCCCTTCCTTAATCAAAAGCCGTGGTACTTTAACTTCTTTAGCCCCTGTGAATTTCAAAAGCGTGTTTGATGGAGAGTTCCAAAGTTTTTGAGTGAATAACAATCCGTTTTCACTGTAGCGGGTTTGCAAACCTTGTTGGTAAGCCTGTGCATAGTTCAATGTTGCTGGCATATCTGTTCCTCTTTTCTATTTTTTGATTATAGATCTGACGTAAACGCATTAATCATCTGCGTTGTCAGGTCGTTAGCAACTGTTTCTTCTTGTGTTGTTCCTTGTGGCTTAGCACCAGCGATGTGTGGTTCTACAGCCTTTTCTGGAGCAAATAAAAAGCCTTTAGATTCCTTCAAAGCCGTCAACTGTTCATCTAATCCAGTCACCGCTCCGTTGTCACCTAATCCCAATTTAGACTTATCTAGCAGACTAGACACGATTCCAGCGTCATGAACCTTACCGCTCAGGTGCATTTCAATAGCATGATCTAACTGCATTGTCTTGAGTTGTTGTTCATGTTCCTTCTGTTGCGTCTTGTACTTGCTGTCCAAGTCTGAGTATTTTTGTTGTAGGTCAGCATTGCCCTCAGCGTCTTTTTTGAGCTGTTTCATGTCCTTATCACGCTCTTTCAACTGGTCTTGCAAGCCTTTGGCATTATCTTCTGCAGCAGACACCTTTGCTTGTAGGTCCTGTGTTGATTTGCCATGTTCAGACATAACTGCTTCAACTTGTTCTTCAGTCAATCCTAACTGTTCCAAAAATTTACGATTCATTTCTTTTCCTCCTGTACGTTTGTTTAACGTGGCAACGACCACGACATTTTGGTAAAGTAAAAAAGCCTTTTAACGCCGTGCTCAGGGCGATTGTTTATAATCTTTCCTATTGTCAGAAGTTCTTACTATCGATTAGTTCATTAATTGAATTATGTAAGTCTCTGATTTTTCGCTGTTCTTCTATGTGTAGCACTAGCTTTGTTGTAATGACAGTTACAGCAATTGTTAGTGCTATTTTTGTATACATCCTCAAAGTAATACCTCCAACATATAAATTTAACCGTACGGGATTCCATACGGTTAAAGCATAAGAAAAGCACTTAGATTTTTTCTAGGTGCTTTGATTTTTAGTCATACTTATTATTTCTTTCAAAGTTGGCTTTGTCTTTCGTATTTTATCCCATGCTCTCATTTTTAAGAACGTCGGCAAATAAATGCCGTTTATCTTTGGTGTTTCATTAGAAAGATTGTATTTCTCTCGAATCTCATCTTTATGACTTTCTACAAATTTACTACGAGGCAGACAATAAAAGATACCTTCGCCAAAATAACTCAAATCTTCATCAGATATTTCAATAAGTTCTTCAGGTTTTACAAAAATCGCTCTATTTACTCTATCTTCAGGTTGATAAAAAGCTTTTTCAATGAATGATTTATCAAGTCCCATCTTCTAATACCTCCAAACCATAAATTATCATCCCATTCTCATCTTCCGTTTTTGAGATGATATTATACTTCAAATTGGGTTTCATCAAATATTCTTTTTCAGGATTAAAATCCGCTAACTCAGCTATGTATGCCCCTGTTTTTTGACCTTTTCTAACAGTAACTTCAAATAAGATATCTGCACCTTCGCCATCTATCGCAAACTCTTTTGCATAGTTCTTGTCTAAACTAAATGAAGTGAAAGTTTTATCTAGTTTAATGGATTGACCAACTTCAAAATCTAGATACCCTAAGTCTTGGCCAAGTGCAGAGATAGATCCACTTCCACGATACGCCTTAAAGCTTTTTTCAGGAGCAAATTTTGAAATGACTTTCTCTAGGATTGGGATATTAGATTCTGTATCTTTTACAATATCCAAAGCAAAAGGTAAATCGGCTACATCTCCATCGTTTTCAAACCAGAACTTTTCACGTATTTTTAAAGCTTCATCAAGTCCATAACGTTTTATATTGTTGAAGTTATGATAGTTTTCTGTTGTATAAGAATAAATAACGCTTCTTTCGTCATCTGTAAGCTCATTATACCACTTCTGATAAGATTTTTGTTTCTTAAAGAAATCATCTATTTCATTTGGTTTATCAGCTACAAAAACCTTGTCAGCCGCTTCTGGCTTAGATTCCTTAACACCTCTAAGAACAGCTTCCCCTTCACGCTCCCAACCTGCAAAGATTTCGTCCAGAGAACGTTGCTCAGTGGCTAGTTTTACTGAGCCATCGTTTTGCAAGATATCAAAGTAAGGACTAGGCTTATCAGACTTAACTGCAGGCCTGATAGTGGAACGGCAACGGACATGGAATGGCGGTGCGGTTCGACCTGGTTCATATTCCTTAACAGAATGAACCTCGTGATTTTCTAATCTGCAAATCTCACTTGTACGACTGTCTAATACTGCTACGATTTCGTAGTGGTCGCCACCAAATTCCTTAATAGTATCTAGTGTTGCAAGGTTATTATAAAAGGTCGTCTCAGTTCTGACAAGCGTGTCTGCTCGATGATAGGCAACTCCTGTACGTTCAGAAAGAGCCCTAGCCATTCTATCAATAGACCAGCCGCCTGTTAGGCCCTTATTGATTGTATCGCTAATAGATTTATAAACAGCTGCATCATGCCCCCACACATTTGTTGAGAATGTCTTACCACTCCAGTTACTAGCCATCTTATGCTTAACTGCATCGACACCTAATATTGGATTCTCTATGATTCCAAAATGAGCCAAGTTCTTAGCTTGATGGATTTTACCTTTGATGTAGACGTCACTCAGAGTCTCTGTGACCTTGTCATGTATGCCATCTGGCTTCCCGTATAGTTCAGCTGTTAGACGCTCAATTTCGGCAAGCAAAGCCTCCTTGCGACTGATACGATGGCGATATCCCAAGGCGTCCAACAAAGGTGTCGGTGTGTCAGGATTTAAGGCCATCTCACGGAATCTTTCAAGGGTTACATGCTTAAACTCTCTACGCTCTTTATCTGTCAGATATTGCTTGGCCTCTGCGTGAGTCATTTTATTATCAACTGCATACCTGGCATAAAACTTCTCAATCTCAGAAACCAGCTGGTGTTTATAGTCTGCCAAGGATTGGCCAATCTGTGCCATGTACCTATCAGCAATTATCTGAGCGTTTTGTTCCTGTTGTAAAGCTCGCTCAGTCCAATACTCATCTATCTTTTTCTTGTTCTCGGTCGTCATGGTCATCCTCTACCTTTTTGAAATTGGTCTGAGAGTATGGTTCTTGTCCTTGTTCCTGTTGTTCTTTCAATCGTTTCTCAACCTCTGGTTGATACCATGGATGTTGTTCACGAATGCTTAGATCGTCTAAGATACCGATTGAGTTTACACAATCTTGAATAGCTTCAGACTCATTTGAAATGATGTCACGGTTAAAGACATAAGTAAATTTAGATGAATCAAACGCTACTCCTTTGTTAGCTGCATACTGTTCTACAAACCAAAGGAATTGCTTGATACCTTTTTGGAACTCATTTTCTAGCTCATTACAATCCAAATCAAGGTCTGTATAGCGCCATTTAAGAGCCTGACCACTCGCATTACCTAAATTATCATCTTGGGTATCAATGGCTCTTGCAGCCTCATACAAGAACTTACGAGAGCGTTCGATATCTGCTTCAACTCCACTAGTATCATTGTCTGCTTGTAGGGTATCTACACCACCATCACTAGAAACTTTGATAGAGCGGAACTTGTTCAGATTATTCATGAACTCGCCCAGGTCTGCACCTTGATAGTTTTTCAAAACATAAATCAACTTCGGCATATCTGCCAACATATCAGCATTAGTAGACATTTGAAGTTGAATATTATCAATCAAAGACTTGGTTTGAACTAAAAGACCGTCCTCATACTCGTTGTAACGAAATGGGATCAGAGGGACTTTCTCCCAGGTGTAAGGGGTCCGTGTACCGTCTGCATTGACATAATAAAAATTCCCCTTAGTCTCTTTAGAAAGTGGATTGAGTTCAAGGTGTGAACCTGTCCAGATATAATCTGTAATTCCTTGTTCGTCGTAGTATTCTACAAAGGTTTTAGTCTTCTTCACTCCACTTTCGTAGACCACTTGATTATAGACTCGCACAAAGGCAGATAGTTCTAAATGACGCTCGTCTTTCCAAAAAGGGATAATCTGCTCACTTGGGATTTTAAACAAGCGTAGACGGCCATTCTCGTCGTAATAAGGCAAGCCATAAGCTATCCCTTTTATCACTGCTTCCTTACCGAGTGACTTAATCGTAGATAAAAGATCCTCGTCAAACACGCTATCTAAAAAATCTTGTGATTTTTCTCCTTCAAGCGAGATTGTTGGTTTTTTAGAAAACAAATACCCGACCTTCTGGTCTACCAGCTTCTTAAATAAACCCAATTCAATCCTTGAGTTCGTCCGCCAATCCACATCTACTTTTTTCTTTCGAATATCTGTTTGGTTTCGGTAATATTCGTAAGCCTGTTTCATCGTACTTACTTTCTCAGAACCCTGGTGTTCTCTTATCTCAATCTCTAGTATTTCATTTTGGGTTGTATTCTTAATCAACAACCGCCTGATTAACCATTTAAACCAATTACTCAACATTTCTCCTTCTCCTACCAGAATGATATTCCTGGCTGTCTCATATCGTCTTCAAACGCATATCTTGTAGCGTCGATTGTGTGGTCGTTTACTTCTTCTAATTTAGGCTTGGGATTTCCATCACGATCAACTGCATAGTCGGCACTTTCGAACTCTCTTGCGATATTCGGTGTGCGCTCTGGATCTATCACAATGGCACCCAAATCATCCAACCAGCGCTCTCCATACTCCCTACTGTCAGGACCTTTCTTAGCACCTTGAACAAGCGGAATATTTAGCTGTAGTTTTAACTCATCAATCGACTTAGGTTCTGCGCTATCACAGGTTATCATCTGAGATTGATAACCTTTCTCACGGATTCTTTCAGCCAACTCACGGTTGCTAATCTTCACGCCATAAATCTCATCAATAGCATAGATAACACGTTTCTTCTTGTCATAGTGCCATCTTACAAAAGCCAAAGGGTCGTTAGCATATCCAAAGTCATTTCCTTGTCGAATGTTATCAAACCTTGCTATCTCCTCGTCTGTAATCTTCCAACGAGTAACAATAGACTCATACTGCTCACTAATTTTCTGTAGGTCTTTAGCTTCAATA